CACCCGCAGGGTGCAATTCGGGGATGGTTACGAGAACCGCGTTTCTTTCGGCCTGAACCAAAACCCAAAGGTATGGTCACTTACCTTTGACTTGAAGGACACCGACGCTGATATTGTCGAGACATTCCTAGATGCTAGGGCAGTCGATGCCGCCTCCTTCGATTGGACACCCCCTGGAACGACAACAGCATATAAGTGGGTGTGCGATGAGTGGTCACGAGAAATCTATTCTTTTGAGCGCAGTAAGATAAAAGCGGACTTCCGCCAAGTATTTGAGCCATGAGCACTATTGTCACTAGGGCTGGCAAAGGCTCACCACTTACTCACACTGAAGTTGACTCGAATTTTACCAATCTCAATACAGACAAAGCCGGTTACGTAGCCGGTGAAGGTGGCACAGTCACGCAAGCCACCAGCAAAAGCACGGGTGTCACCCTTAGCAAGAAATGCGGTCAAATCACGATGAATGCCGCAGCGCTTGCTGCTGACACAACCGTGACTTTTACGCTGACCAACACCGAGGTCGTTGCTACCGACATCATTATCCTCAACCACGTCAGCGGAGGCACTGCTGGTTCGTATCTACTGAACGCTCAAGCTGGATCTGGTTCCGCGAGCATCAATGTCCGCAACATTACTAGCGGATCATTGTCGGAAGCGATCGTTATTGGCTTTGCAATTATCAAAGCCGTAATTAGCTGAACATGGCTTACGTTGTCTCCGGTTACTGGGATGTCGGTTATACCGACACTGAATCTAGTGCGGCGATAACTGGCGACTTACAGGGTATCAACCCTACTGCGATCATTGAGCTGTTTCAGCTTCAACTGAACGTAAGTCAGCATGGTGTAGACGAAACCTACTACTTCCATAACGGTACACAGCAAAACTCCGGCAATGACTTGGTGTTTGGCGGAACAACCTACATAGCCCTGCCAATTGAAGCCGACGGCTTTGCTTATTCTGGTCAAGGGAGCCTGCCAAGACCCACGCTGAGAGTCAGCAACATTCTCAGCACAATCACAGCGCTACTAGCGACACTGCCAAATGGCTTGGAAGGCGCAAAGGTCACACGTCTCCGCACCTTGGCACGTTATATCGATGACGCAAATTTTAGTGCGGTGGTGTCCCCGTTGGTCACTCAAGGGGGCAGCCTAATAACAACGCAAAGCGGCGACGCTCTTGCTGCCGCTACTGGCAACCCCTACGGCACACCAGATCCAACAGCATTATTCCCAATCGAAGTTTATTACGTAGATCGAAAATCAACTGAGAATCGTAGTCTGGTTGAATTTGAGCTTGCAAGTGCTTTTGACCTTGCAGGTGTTCGGGCACCAAAACGTCAGTGCATCAGCCGTTGCCAGTGGGTGTACCGATCTGCCGAATGCGGTTACACAGGCACTGATTACTTTGACGCTAATGACAACCCTGTTGTAAATGTATCCGAGGACGTTTGCGGTAAGAAGCAGAGTAGCTGCGAGGCTAGGTTTGGTGAGAATAATGAGCTGCCATTTGGTGGCTATCCAGGCATTGGCACTTTCTTTGCATGACTTGGCGCGACGCTGCACTACAAGACGCTAAGGACCGAGATCCTTGGGAGTCGGTTGGTTTGGTCGTTGTCATCAAAGGTCGTGAGCGGTATTGGCCATGCCGCAACATGGCGCACAGTAGGGAAGATATGTTTGTGCTGAATCCTGAGGATTACGCTGCTGCATCAGATGCTGGCGAGATCATCGGCATTGTTCACAGCCACCCGCATACCGCACCAGTTGCCAGCGAAGCCGATCGAGTTTCAGCAGAAAAACACGGTCTGCCTTGGTACATCGTCAACCCGCGAATTGAGCGCTGGGGCGAATACTGCCCCTGTGGCTACAAGGCCCCTTTAATCGGCAGGCAATGGACTTGGGCCGTCAACGACTGCTGGACTTTGGCGCGTGACTGGTATGCAGAAGAAGGAATCATGCTGCGTGATTGGGATCGTCCTGCGACACCAGAACTGTTCATGGATGCGCCTATGTTTGATGGCGCTTGGGCTGCAACAGGATTTCGCCAATTGGCTGAAGATGAACCCTTGGAGCGTGGCGACCTGTTGCTGATGCAGATTAACGGCAAAGGCTTGAATCACTGCGCCGTATTTATCGGTGATGGAATGGTGCTACATCACCTTGCAGGACGCCTAAGCAGTAGAGATATTTACGGTGGCTGGCTACAATCGGTGACAGGGAGGCGGCTGCGTCATGTTGCGTAAGGTCAGACTTTACGGGCAGCTCGCCAAGTTCGTTGGTCGAACTGTACTAGAGGCAGATCTTGGCAGTGTTGCCGAGGCGGTGAGGATGCTGGTTGTTAACTTCCCAGGACTAGAACAACACATGTCGGAGGGCCACTACAAAGTTTTAGTGGGAGATGGTGCTTTGACGTTAGATGAGTTGCACTACCCAACGGGTCAAGAGGAAATCAAAATTGTGCCTGTAATTAGCGGCGCAGGCGGCGGTCCGACAGCTCAAATCTTGGCGGGTATTGCAATAATCGGTTTATCTTTTGGTATAGGTGCCATCGCATCTGCTGGTGTTGCTTTGGGCGGCTTGGCAGGCATTGGAACCGTTGGAACGGCGTTTGTGGCTCTTGGTGCCGGGCTGGTTCTTAACGGCATTGCAGGTTTGATCGCCCCAGTGCCTGTAATTCCGCAAGGCCCAGATACTGAACAAGATCCACGCAAATCTCGATCGTATTCATTCTCAGGCGTACAAAACACAAGCCGTGGTGGCACGCCTGTTCCTATCGTTTACGGTAGAACTCTGACCGGCAGCGTTGTTATCTCTGCTGGCATCGACACCGTTCAGGTAAAAGCATGACTGAGATTATCGGTTACGGCGGTGGCGGCGGTGGCAAAGGCGGTAGCGGCGGCGGCAGCAGTCGTGCCCCCAAAACCGCGCCGGATTCTCTGGATTCAAGGCAATATGCAAATGTCATCGACCTGATTTCAGAAGGCGAGATTGAAGGTTTAGTTGACGGAAATAAATCGATCTTTCTTAACGACACCCAGCTAGAAAGCGCAAACGGGGATTTTAATTTTGAAGACGTTACTATCTACACGCGAAACGGCACGCAAAGTCAAAAGCATATCCCTCTAACCCCTGGAACGGAAAATGAGCGTGTAGTTAATAGGCCTGTTGCTCAATCTGTTCCCATTGTTGAGAGTGTCACCGACGATGAAGTTGACGCGGTAAGGATCACGCTTTCGGTTCCATCGTTACAAAAAATTGATAATGAGACTGGCGACACAAGCGGTACGTCTGTACAACTAAAGATCTTTGTGCAGTACGCAAGCGGGGGCTTTGTAGAGGTTATCTCTGACAAGATCAGTGGCCGCACAGCCGACCTTTACCAAAAGGATTATCTGATTGAGTTTGAGCGCCCAAACCCTACGGACAACGTAGACGTAAAAGTAGAACGGATCACGAAAGACAGCGGAAACCCTCTTAAGACCGACGCTTTCAACTGGTCAAGCATGACCGAAATTAAGTGGGCAAAGCTCACTTATGCAAACAGCGCTCTCATCGGCTTGCGTGTAGATGCCGAACAATTCAATAGCATCCCCTCACGTAAGTACCTGATTAAGGGCGTCAAAGTCAAGATCCCAAATGGCGTCACCGTTGACTCTGACACCGGCAGAATTATTTACCCGCAGAATTTTGTCTGGGACGGAACTTTTGCTGCCGCGACGTGGTGCGCTTGCCCGGCATGGATTTTATGGGATTTATTGACCAGCACTAGGTACGGCTTCGGCAACCATATTGACGTTTCTCAGCTAGACAAGTGGGCGTTTTTTGCAGCGTCGAAATATAGCAATGAACTTGTTGATGATGGCTTTGGTGGAACGGAGGCACGCTTTAGCTGCAATACCACAATTCAAACAGCTGAGGAGTCCTTCAAGCTAGTCAATGACCTGCTGTCAGTCATGCGCTGCCAAGGCTTTTGGAGTGCAGGCAGTCTGACTATTGCACAGGACGCACCACGGGATCCGGCCTATCTATTCACGATGGCCAATGTTACAGAGGACGGCTTCACGTATAGCGGCAGCAGTCTAAAAACTCGCCCCACCGTTGTTGTGGTTAGCTACCTCGACATTGATCTTAAGGACAAAGCCTATGAGGTTGTTGAAGATCAAGACGGCATTGCAAAGTATGGCGTGGTGCGTAAAGAGTTTGACGCCTTCGCCTGCACAAGCCGTGGCCAAGCCGCAAGAATTGGCAGATGGATTTTGTATTCAGAAAGGTACGAGAAAGAAGTCGTTTCCTTCACGTCAAGTCTTTCCGCAGGGTAGGTCGTTCGACCTGGCATGGTGATTCAGATCGCTGATCCTGTTGTTGCTGGCGAGCGTAAAGCAGGTCGAATCAACGCATCAACAACCACTTCAATCACAGTTGACGATACCGCAAACACCGATTTGAGCTTTGGGTCGGGAAGCAAATTGCACGTTATTTTGCCTGACGGAACAGCCGAAACGCGACTTGTAGACACGATTGTCTCAGGCGTAATTACAGTCCAAGAGTCTTTCAGCATCGCCCCGAACGTCAACAGTATTTGGATGCTTGAAAGCATTGGCTTGGGAGCAAGTAACATCCAGCCAACGCTATGGCGCGTGCTTGCAATTGAAGAGCAAGACCAGATGCTCTACACCATCAACGCCGTTTCATACAACGAGGGCAAATACGCTTACGTTGAAGACGGTGAAGAACTTCAGCAGCGTGACGCTACAAACTTAGACATTATCCCAGAGCCGCCGGAAGATCTTGAGGTATTAGAGCTTATTCCCTTGGGTGGAACGGAGCCAACTAAAGAAGTCCAATTTGTATTGAACGGCAGAGTAGCCATCAAAATTACGTGGCACTGGCGCGTTCCAAGCGGCCAAACCACCAAGAAATTCCGCGTTCGTTACCGCCACGAAGACGACAACTTTACCGAAGAGGTTATTCAAGGCACGACGCTAGACATTCTTGACGCCAAGCCAGGCAACTATCAAATCCAAGTTAGTGCGATTAGTGCCAGTGGTGTTTTGTTCAGTAAACCGGCATTGGCGGATTACACCGTTCAAGGTCTTGGCGCACCACCGGCTGACATCGTTGATTTAAGTCTGACGCCAACAACTGACACGCTGGCCATTCTGTCTTGGGATCAGGTTGACGAACTAGATGTCCAACTTGGCGGGCGCATTATTATTCGCCACGATCCACGACCTTTAGCGACAGCTGAGTGGAACAGCAGCAACCGCATTGTTGACGGCGTTTCTGGTGCGTCTACCCAAAAACAGGTGCCGTTGCTTGCTGGGACGTACTTTGTCAAAGCCGAAGACTTCCTCGGTAATCGTTCCGTCAATGCAGTCGGATATGAAGTCGCGTTGCCTGATCCTGATGCACTGCTGACGGTCAAGACCTATGCAGAGCAAAGCCTGTCTCCGCCATTTGACGGAACCGCTGTTAACTGTGCGTACGACGCGACTGAGGCGGCACTACTCTTGGAGCCTGACATTTATGTGGCGTTAGGTTATGCAGTTGATTTTTACTTTGAAGTTGACGGACAGGCTGAATATACCTACAAAGACACTTTTGACTTTGGTGCGGTCTACGACACGATCATTCGCCGCGTAATCCTTAGTCGCCCCACGGTTCAAACGGGAACATTGTTCGACGATTATCCCGGACTGTTTGACGACGCAACTGGTTTATTTGATGGCACGACATCTGACTCTGTGAACACGGTAACTTACGTGCGAACGACGGATGACGATCCAGCAGGATCACCAACCTGGGGACCATGGACTGAATTTGTTGCGGGGGTGATTCAAGGTCGTGGCATCCAAATCAAAGCTCAACTAACCACGACAAGCTCAAATATCAATGTGGCTGCTGATCAGCTTGGTGCAACACTGCAGCTACGACGGCGCACAGAAACTGGCACTGGCTCGTCCGGCAGTGCGGTGACGTTTAGCAATGCGTTCTACCAGGCTCCTGAGGTTGTCATCACCCCAACAGATCTTGGTGCGAATGGTTACGTGACGTTGAGTGGCATCACGGGAACAGGATTCACGGCAACTCTTACGGGGGCGACAAATAGCGGTTTCAGTTACACTGCGACTGGATACGGTCGAGCACTGTAATGGCCCAAAGCGATCAGGTCGTACAAAACGCAACATTCCCGACTGTTCGCGCGGATATTAACGACAACCTTGCTGCGCTTTATAGCCAAAGTTCTGGACCTTCTGCACCTACAACGACTGTTGCATTTCAGCCTTGGATCGATACAAGCAGCAGCCCACCGCTTTGGAAAATCAGAAACGCATCTAATTCTGGTTGGATTACTGTTGGAACGCTTGATCCTGCAGAGTTCCAAGTCGAAGGCAATGTAGATGCTTTGCTCCCCAGTCAAACCGGAAACGCTGGGAAGGCACTGCTAACTGACGGCGCTGCACTGTTATGGGGCACGATCGCTGCTTCGACTTTTACGAAATACCTAACCCCTGGGACGTTTACTTGGAATAAACCAAGTGGCGGGACAACCGCAATCGTTATTTGCTGGGGCGGCGGAGGATCTGGCGGACGCGGCGGTTTGGGCGCTGGTGG